CTGTAGCATCCATATCGCTACCCGCTTCGCTGATCGAATCTCTCCATCCCCCGGCAAAAACATTACTTAGATTATCCGAAGCGTCCGCAAAACTAGCTGATAAAGCGTCCGACGTTGTGGAGAGTTCGTCCAGTTTAAGGTTAATGTCGTCGACCTGCTGGGACACGGCAGCCCTCGCGTTTTCGAACCCCGACTCGAACCCCGGAGCTACTTTACCTATCAGACTCACGACCGGAGCCAGTTTATCCATAATACCCAGAAGGAGACTAAAGACCGCAGACTTAAACCTGTTAAACCCGATCATTATATCGTTAAGAACGGCTTTAAAGAATGAGGAAATAAAAGTTCCTACAGCAGCCGTTTTCTGCTGGATACCTCCCCAGTTCGTTACCCAGGCTTTACGTAAAGCGTATACGACCCCGATAATGACCCCGATGGTCAGAGCGACCCAGCCCAGAGGGTTAGCCAACATAAGAGCGTTAAAAATTCTCGTAACGATGTTAACTGCATTTAAAGCAGTTTTAAAACTATTCCACAGACCAGTTATTACCCCGACAATCTTTAAAGTTGCCAGAGTCCCTGCTACCCCAGCCAGTACCGGCCCCAGGACGTTCCAATGAGCTATAACCTCTTTCGCGATTTCAACGAGAACCCCGCCGACCAAAGAGACGACGGCCCAGACAATATTAAAAGCGTTAGCGATATTATTCGCCCACCTGTCCAGGGTTCCGTTCTTCTGGAGTTCGGTTACTTTAGCGAGTAGTTCAGTTAAACCCTGTTTCATTTTGTCAAACATCGGTTTAGAAAGTCCCGCCATAAACATATTAAGCGTGTCTTTCATAGTCGAGATCATGCCGTTAAAGGTCTTCGACTGCTTTTCCATAGCCCCGGTATATTTCTGCTGTAAGCCTTCCAGTAAAGCGGGAACAGCCTGATCAGACATTAACTTACCCTGAGCAGCCATCTCCATAAGTTCGGCTTTTGACTTACCCATTTTCTGAGAGAGAATTTCCCAGCCTCCGATTCCTCTCTCCGCGAGTTGGTTCATTTCTTCGGCTGATATTTTTCCCTTCGTCATCATCTGACCGATAGCCACGGTTACACCGTTAAGAGTATCCTCATTACCTCCGATCGCGGAGACAGCGTTACCTATAGCATTAAGGGACGGCATTACCTGATCAGCGTTAAAACCCATAGCCAGCATTAACTTAGCCGACTTCTGGAGTCCGGGGAATTCGAAAGGGGTATTAGCAGCGAAGGTCTGGAGGTTAGAAATCATACTCTTAGCCTTTTCCGTGGAACTCAGCAGGGTCTCGAAAGACATCTGAGCGGTCTCCATATCGGCGTTAAACTTAACCCCGAACCCAGCAGCAGCCGTCAGAGCAGCCCCGATCGAAGTACCCATTAAAGCCCCGGCAATCCCGACAGACTTAAAGCCTTTGGACGTGTTATTTACCACACCCCCGAAGTTTTGGAGCATACTGCCAGCCTGATCTAGACCCGTCTTTAACCCCCCCAGGTCGGCTTTCAGTTTTACCATTACCTCGCTTAAAATAGCCATTGATTCACCCCCTTACATTCGGGATTTTTGCAAAAAAAGAAGGGGAGTTCGTTTTAAGAACCCCCCTGGCTTTCAAATTTTTTCTTCAATTCTTCTAATGCTTTCTCTCTTTCTTCTGGAGTCATAGGTCGGGTAGTCTGTATCGGTCTTTTACCTAACAGTCTATCTACAGTTACAGGTCGTTTTAACGTACCCATCGCGTTCATTAAGTTACTCGCGAGCCATGCTATTTTTTGGTACTCTCTTTCCTGCCTGTCTGTTTCATCCTGGATATATGCGTCTACCATTTCGGTAAATTCGGATAATGTGAGGCTCCAGAACTCATCAGGTTTAAGTCTCAAAGTACCGAAAGCCAGCTTTTTTATCTGCGACCAGTCGAATTTCGGGTCGCCATCATCGCTTTCGGTACTGTCAGTTAGTTTTTTCCTGACCCTGCCTTAAAAGCCTCGGTAACTTTTTCGTTAATATAGGTCATATTATCCAGGTCGACCCACTCTCCGACCTCTTTCTCTGTGAGGTTTTCGTCTTCGTGGATTAGGCCTGCCCAGAGGAAAGCCCTTAACTGCTTAATTCCCATTTTCAAAGTATTGAGTTCGTCCAGGGATACCCCCAGCTTATCCTCCAGTTCTGCCAGGGAATTAAGCGTGTAGCGAATCTTCCTCATTTTATCGTTAAGCTCGATTTCCACTAAGGCTCTCTCTTTATTAGCCATAAAATAAAAAAACCTCCTGTGACTGAGTTTTTAAGGTTCTATCTATTTAACTGGAAGCTCGACGACAGCTACGGTAAGACCAGTTACCCCGGAATAGGTAATCTGTACTTTACCGTTAACATCGTTAAAACGGAGAGGATCGAGAGGCCCGATCCGAATATCGCCAGTAGTCGCGGGAATTACCACAGCTACGTTATGGACGCTAGTCCCGCCCCCGTAGTTACAGGGAGTCTGGTTTACTATAGTTACGGTTAACGGGGAACCTCCGGTATTTTTATATTGGAGGTACTGTTTACCCGTATTAATGAACTCGTCCCCACCACCGGCAGCAGATCCAAAAGTCGGGTTAAAGCCCGCGAGAACGGTCTTTTGAACAGTAAGAGTCGCCATTTAATTAACCTCCTATACCTGAGTTAATGCCCCGGTTCCGGTCAGGCTTACGGAATAGGTAGCAGCTCCGTCCTGTGGAAATTCCATAGGAAGGTCGGCTATAATGCAGTCGCCCGTATACTTGGTTCCAGACGGCATACGGATTTCGGCCTTAATGGTCGAACGGGAATTCCAGAGAGATTCCAGACGGGTATACCCAGCGTCACCGGATACGATAAAGCCGTCACAGTCCATAGCCCAGGAGTTAACACCCGCCACGTTTTCGGCCCAGCCGTTAGCGTCTTTGGAAGTTGTGTCGACGACGTTGGTCGAACGGTTAAGGGTCGCCCCGGATTGTCCACCTAGAACGACGAAGGTTCCGGGAGTTGCAGTTTCGACGTATAAGAGAACGTCTACACCCGCTACTTTAGCCATTTAAAACACCTCCGAAATAGTATTAAAATTAACGGAATAGAGGGATCGCCCGTTCTCGTCTTCCCCGATAAATAAAGGGGTCGACTGTTGAGCGGTACAAAAAACGACGTGAGTTAATCCCACGTCGAACCCGGTTTTTAGATTGAGGAAATTAAAAACCTCCCAGGCTTTGGCTTCCGCTGTTCTCGGATGAGCAGACCGGATAAGAACCTGGAAGGAAGGTTTTAGAAGGGTACTGGTCGGCCCCGATCCCCCGGTCAGTCTTACGACCCCGCAGTCGTCGGGAGCCGTGACAGGAAAGGAATTCGGGTAATACGTGTAAGGTACGTTCCCACTTATGAAAGTAAGGAGATCGTCTGTCTTCATTCGTTTACTCCCCCCTTACCGCTTTTCCAACGATTTTTTTAATATGATCCTTATAGGTCTCCCCTTCACCCTCTAGCGGTCGGGTAAGGTACTTCGGCCCGACATCGTAATGCTTACCGGACATTCCTTCGGTTCCCGGTTTAGCCAAAGACCCCGGCCCCAGGTTATAAGTCCCTTCATGTATCCAGAGAGCGTAGTTAAAGCTATATGTCCGGTTAGCTTCCCGGACGGAATAGGAGACGGTCGACACGGCAGAGAACCCGTCATACTTTATCTCCTTTCCGTGGGACATTTCTAAAATGCCCTTATCGTGGGGAGCGATCTCAGAGGATACCCGAACCAGATCGTCGGTAACGTCTTCCATAGCCACCTTTAAGGCAGCTTTGGCCTCCGCTTTCCTTACCGTTAGCTTTTTTAATGCCATCTTTAGATCGACTTTTAGTGTGATCATTTAAACCACGACCTTAGTAAACATAGCCTTACCGTTCACACCCCGGAGAATAGCGATCGATAAAGGTCTGTAAGAGTAAGAGTTCCCGGTTTCGTCCGTGTAGTCCACCGTATCAGAATAGAATATTTTAACCAGTCCCTTTATGAGAATGGAAGCCCTGGAGACGGCCTCCTTACCGTTAGAGTCTCTAACCATTTCGGAGCTTTCGTCTATCCTACAGGGGTAACTTTTAGCCGTTCCGGGTACTGGCTGGCCCCAGGCATCGACCGAAGCAGCCTTCCGAATTTTACAGGTCTGTTTTAATGGGATCATTCGATCACCGTCCGACCGATCCGACGACCCAGAATTAATGCAGCCTGGGGAGCAACCATAAGGTTAACTCGGTCCACGTAAATAGATACACCGGAGACCGATACCGAACGGACCCCCTGTTCAGCTTTGCGGATTGTATCGTCGGCCCTTAACATCCAGAGAGCCTGTTCGTATACAGCGTCGTCGACTAGAGGTTTCGTAGTCGGATCGTAATTTTTATAAAGCCTGTATAACTGAGCGGAGGCAGCGTTTAAAGCCCGTTGTTTGACGGCTGGGTCAGCTTCGGCCCACTCGTCGAAATAGAGGACTTTAGTCGCGAAATAGTTCTCCGCTCCCCCTACCGAAACAGCCATTATTAGCCCCTCCTCTTTACTTTATAAAATGGGACGTGAGAGGATTGCTCCCCCCACGTCTTTACAGGCAGTCACAGGAAAAGACTATTCGGCAGGAGTAGCGACAGCTTTAGTAATACCCGCTAAACGAGCAGCAGCCCTCGGATGGAAGACAGCCATTCCACAGTAGAACTCGATCCTGGTACGGAAGCAGGGTTTAGTCTCCAGTTCGCCCAGGTCGCGGACACTTACGATTCCGTTACGAAGACCGGAAACGAACTGGTCAGCTCCGAAGCGGACAGCGTAGATGGAGGCGGTTACAGCGGACGATCCCCTGGTTTCACCAAAACCGAGGATTTCAGCCCCGGCTACGTCGGTCTCTATAACACGGATGGGAATACCACCGTAGGTCGATACCGGACGACCGAAAGCGTCGGAACCGTTCTCGACGTAGTGAGTCGATTTCTGGAGCAGGAATTTAATATCCCGCCTCATGGACTTGGACATAAACAGAGCGTCAGGCTCGCCTTCTACAGCGTCGATCAGCTCGTCTATCATCGGGAGGGTAACAGCAGCTCCATCGTCGCCAGCGTAAATGACTTGGCCCCCGGTCAGACGTTTTTCCAGACCATCGAACTCCAGCGGGTTCGTGGTATGGTCGCCTTTGAAAAAGCCCTTTGTCCAGGAAAGGGAAAGAGCCTTCGCTTTCATTTCGGTATGGACTGCCCGGATGTCCTGAATATTACCGCGAGTCTGGATGAGGAATTTATCTACGTCCACGTCACCACCCAGGATGTAAAGACCTTCGGAACTTTGGTTAATGACACCGGTAGACTCGACATACCCGGCGTTAATGTCACGGAAAGCGATACCGGGAAGGGTTCCTTCCTGGTTGTATTTGTAGCTGTTACCCGCGATTTCCATAAACGGCAGCAGTTCGAGAATAGCAGAGGTACGAGCGAAAGTTTCGATAACCCCTCTTTGCAGGGTATCGGTAGAGAGTTTTGCAGCTTCGACTAAAGTTAAAGCCATTTTAATATTCCTCCTTTACGTAATGACGTAATATATAGGGTAAAAAAAATAAGCCTTTCGGCTTTTACTGTTTTGGCCCGTAGGCAGCCCGTAACAGTTGGATCGGCGACATACTGTTAAGGTCGCCAGCAGACTTCCCGGCTGGGTTCGTACTTTCACCGACCGGGGTCTCCTTCTTCTTAGCCCCGAATAGCCCTTTCTTTTCGGCTGCTGATAACCATTCGAGCTTTTGTTCCGGGGTAAGATGGGTAGGGATAAGGTCGCGGAATTCTTCGGGGACTCCTTCAAGTTTAACTTCCAGAAGACCGTTAATAACGGCTTCGAGTTGCTGTACCCTGGTCGCTGCTGTTTTGGACTCACCTTTAAACTTATCGAGGTCTTTAGCAGCAGTCTCATAAAGTTCCTGGAATTTACCCTGTTCCTCTTTAGCTCTCCGGTCTCTTTCAGCGAGTTCCTGTTCCTTCTGGGTTTTCTCAGCCGTCAGAGCGTCAAGCTGTTTTTTCAGTTCCTTATAACCGTTATTCACTTCGTCGAAACGGGACTTCGGTATCATATGTTCCCCTGCTTGTTCGTTACCTGTGTTTTTCGTCTCAGCAGACGAAGCAGGAGTCGGATTCTGTGGGTTTTGGTTCTGATTTTGAGTTTCGTTAGGTTCTGCCATTTTATTATAAAGTCCTCCTTTGACCAGTCGCTTTTTATCGCGGTCGCGTCCGCGTGGTTATTTGAGGTAGCGGGTTTAACGTATACGGAGTTTAAAAGTAGCTTTCGCCCCTTCCCCGGTTACGTCTATGACGTAGCGGATATAAGGCTTATCAGTCTTAAAATAAATGGTCTGACTACCTATAGCCGAAAACTGTATAAACTGAGCTAACCCCGCGAAAGTTTCCCCGTCTTCGCTATCCTCGATTTTAAGGTCGAGAGTACCAGTTAAAGCGGTCAGCTTGACCAGACATTCGGAAAGGGGAAGCGACCCAACATAGATCGCGTCGCTGTTTTTGTCTACAGCGTCGGTCTCGGTAAAAGTTAAAAGACTGTCCCAGGTCATGTGTATTCACCTCCTTAAAGTTTTTGGGAAATAAAAAAACCCCAGCCATTAAGCCAGGGTTATAACCACTTATTTTATTCTTCGTCTTCGTCTATCGGTTCGAACTGTATCCCGTGGTCTCCGGGGAAAGCTCTCCTATGCTTATCCCCACCGAGAATAATTTCGTCCGGTATCCCTTCGGGGAAAGCGTCACAGCCTAAAATTAAAGGATATTTCTTTCCCGTATGGTCGAAACGCTTACACTTCATACAAACCGGAGCAGCTCCCGTCGTCATATAAACCCCCCTATTTTATAAGCTCGCTGACTCCTATATCCTTAAAAATTTGCTTATACTTTTTCTCGAATTCTTCGATCTCTGCTAAAGCCTTATCTTTATCGGTAGCGAGATATAAATTTTCGTAATCATTATACCATGTTTCAGATTTGAAGAACTCAATTAAGGCTTTTTGTTTAACGACATAATCGACCTTAGTGTCTGGAGCGTGGTATATCATACTAAAACCTTCGGCCCAGGTTTCGGCAGCGTTCTTTCTGGCATACCTGGAAATAGCCTCGATATTCTCTGCTGTCCGGTTCTTTTGTACCCATTCTCGGAGAATAGTACCTCCGATTGTAGCCCCGTCAGACTTAACGTACTTGGTTAAGGACATATTACTGTATTTATGATCTAACCAGTTCCATACCTGATGGCCGAATTCGTGAGTAATTACGGAAGCATATTCCGCTGTTCCCTCTGGATGCCACCCTGGCCCCCCTGGTACTTCCGGTAAAAGACACCTTTCAAGAGACACTTTAAACATATCAGGATCACCGTAATACTTAGGGTTTACCCCGATAAAAGTACCGTCATTCGCAGCATGAGCGTAAGTATTCCCATCCCATCTGAATTTACGTCGAGCGATTTGACCGGGGACATTGACTTTACTTCTGTAAGTACCATAATACGTTAACCTGGAGACAACCTCCGGGAAGTCATTCGCCAGTTGAACGAATTTCTCCATAGAAGGATTCATTACGTCGATATGTGTACCCTTAAAGTCCCAATGGATATTAGGGTACATTTGCGAGGCCAGTTCTTCGGCTTTCTTAACGGTCTTCTGGTTAACCCAGGTCGGGACTACTGGTTCCGGTTTAACTTCAATCTTCTTCGGCTGACGTGGTTTACGGGGTTTTTTCGGCTTCGGTTCGGGTTTCGGTTCGGGTTCTGGTTTTTCTCCGAACTTCTTA